CACGCGAACTCCACATTGGTCCGCAGCCATTCTGAGATGGTTCCATCAAATTTGCTGTAATCTGTCTCAACAAGCGCGTCACTACTAGCCGCTAAGTTCATAATGCGGTCAGCAATCTCTTTAGGTGTGCAGCACGGGACGTACCACTGGTGCTGTAAGAGATTGTCTTCCTTGAAAGCCATGGTAAATGACGACAAGGACAAAGTATGTGACGTCGGGACACTACTAATGTTCCTCGGGTAATTAGGAACAGTGTAGGCTTCCCGCTTTTGAAACGCTTTCACAACAAACTTGAGCGCTCCATGCATTTGCTGCTGCAAGGATCGTACTCGTTGGGCTGGCCTTTTCTGCTTTTCAACAACTTCATCCACTGGTATAGGTCTCCCATCTCGGCGGGTAACAACTCGAGCTACAAATTCATCAGCATATCTTAGAAAACGTGGTTTAACCCAACGCCTCTTCGATTTAGCCTGTGGAATGTTCACTCGCCCCTCAATGCAAGCCCGGGTGTTTGCTTCGCACTCATTTGGATAAGATGCTTCATGGGACAAAGGTTGTGATGCATACCGTCGGGCATACTGCTTGCCATCATTATAAGGTTTCTCAGCAGATATCTTGCTGAGAACCACATAATGCTTAGCGAGAGCCCCGGCTTTATGTATCACATCCAATGGTCCAATAACATCCTCCAAAGAGGCATGCAATATAGCGGCCTTGTCATGAGGTAAATTGGATCTTCGTATGGTGTCAGAAAGGTGCTTGGCAGTAGAGTAACGGTGAGCTATTGCCATTGACTGGTATAACTCAAGCGGTAACTCCACATGTGCTAATTCCCCTTCAACTCCTAACGAGATAGTTGGTACCATTTTCCTACCCTGATCATCTTGAACCGACTGGTTCGCGACAATCGCATTCATTACCCTACCAGAAGGCATCCGTCGTTGAAACCTGACCCTTTTCAGTTGTTGACCAAAAGTTTGAACATCTCCCGTAGCATTCGCCTGCAGTCCCAGGAGTTTTAACCACAACTTCCAGAGGAAACCATCGTTATTGGTGACGCGAGCAAAAGGCACTATCGAAATGATACGTCGGTTCGGTGAGACCTGAAATTGGTCAACCGAAC